GCCAGATGCTCCTGTTCCCACTTCAACTCCAAGGACCTTTTTTGTTTGTATAGGTCTTGTATCATAAGTAACCTCCTCATAGGTTATTCTGTTTATTTGGGAGAACATTCCCGTTCTTTCCCACATAATATCATTTTTCCCTAGTTTGTCAACTATTGAGTTTTCCAATGAGGTTGGATTATCTTCAGATTCCACTTCAAATTTGCCGTGGTAATCATACGCCCATATATTTACTAGGAATTTAGTCATTCTCTCACCTTATGTTGAAAAAGGGGCCGAATTGTGATCGGCCCCTAAATTTTATTGATTACGTTGCGTTTGAACCAAATACGCCTCTTGGATCAGAAAATCCAAACACGTATCTTTCTCTCGCTTTGTATCTAACGTTTCCAGTATCAAAGTCACCTTCCATTGAAGTTTTGATAGGTGATCTGCTGAAGTGTTTCATTCCATTAGGCACATCAGTTTTAATGAAGAATTTCTTCGCAGCAGTTAAGTAATTATTTACTGTGTAACCACCAGAGATCATTCCCATGTTTCTGATTGCGTTAATGTCATTGTCAGCAGTGCCTGTTCTACCAGCAGAATTCATAAGTCTGTCAGCAGTAAATTGAAGAGCTGAAGGAATAATTAATTTAACTCCTTGCGCTGCAATTTTTAGGCCTCTTTCATCTGTAAGAGCTGCAATGTCAATTAATGACTGCTCTAAAGATGTTTCGTTAAGTTCAGCAGGTGTTGCTAATTCGTTTGAGAACGTACCAGCTAGTGTAGGATGGGCGTCAGAACAAAGTTCTACTCCATCACCACCAGCAAAGTTTGAATCAAACGCATTGTTTAATACCGCTGCGCCTTTGATGTTTTTAGTGCTCGCCATAGATCTTGCTAAAGCTTTTGTATATCTAGACGCAAGTCTGTCATACAAGTTATCTTCGATAGCTTCTTCTGTGATTGCGAACGCTAATGCGATCGTTTCGTTAGTGTAACGAGCTGTGAAAGTTTCTTGTGCATCGTCAAAAGTAACACCCTGTCCTTCAGGTTTTACTGCTGCGTTTGCGAAACCAGCTAACATTACTTCCTCTTCGAAAGCTCTGTCAGAAGTTTCAGTGTCGAAAATTTCAGTCCACTGCTCGCCGTATTGTTTGTATTCTAGTCCAAATAGTGCATTTAGACCAGGCTCTAGTTCTTTAACTAGTTGTGCTCTTGATATTGCCATAGTTATATACTCCTATTTGCTATTAGTTATACAAGCCACTACCAGGTTTGATCACGCATACGAAATTACATCCCGCTGCTGTTTGATCTTTATTCTCTGGATCGTTAGCATTTCTTACCACTGTCCACATCGCTGTAGTAGCAGTAGAACCAACATCTAACGTAGTGATCGATTGACCATCTTTGTTATCTGTCGCTGTATAGTTGTTAGTGTTAAAGCCTTTATTAGGGTTTACTCCAAGAAGAGTATCCGCTAACGCGTCATCAGCTTTTATGACATATTCCTGTGCAGGATTGTCGTTGATGAAGGCCAATATGTCATTAGACCCAGTATTGTAGTCTTTTGACGTTGCTTGTGATGCTACTACATTGTTTGAGAATGTAGGTTTTCCATTAGAGTCAATAAAAAATGCTCCGTTGAAAACACCTATAAGAAGAGCAGAGTTCGCAGTTGTCCACGCAGTTCCACCATTTCCACCATCATCAGTAGTAGTAAAAGAAGCATCTTGCACCTTACCAGCATCACCTGCAGTTGATCCACCGTCATTGATTGACATTGGGTCACCTTTATTAGATGCTACGCCTGGTGCAGTTTGGATTTTATATTCAGATTGTCCTGAAGTCGCTGGAGTATTTCCAACGTTCATTACCATTCTTAAACCAAATCCAGTTGTACTTGCATTTGCCATAGTATTGTTTCCTTTTTATGTACCTGCCCCGAAGGGCCTCCAGTACGGTTTAATTTATTCGTTGGGTAGGAATTACTAAATAATTAGCTTTTCTTTGTACCACCGAAGGTTACACGAGTATTAGATTCCTTTTGGAATTTCATACTAGGGTGCTGTTCCTTCATAAGATTGTTCTCTACTGCTTCTTCTTTTGCATCGTTTTGCTTTTTATAATAAGCATCAATTTGAAGCGCAATCTTTTCTGGTATCCTTGCCAGCAAAAGGCCTCCCACTCCGATAACTCCAGCGTATTTGCCTGTATCTACAGATGGATATTCAGTATCCGGATATTGGTCAGCTCTCACTAACTCCCATCCTTCTCTTAAAGAGGACGCTACATTTTTAGCATCCGATGCTCCGAGTATTTCGGAACGTATCCATTGATGTCTGTATCCAGTTGGCGCTGGTGGTGCATCAAGTGAGTTGGGTGGAGACCAAACTTTTTCAGATTCAACTTTTGATCTAGCTTGACTCGCACGTGAAGTCTTAATTTTTTCATTTTCCATATGCCTATACTCCTTCCGTGATATTTACTTGTTTCGCATATTCTTCTAGTGGCACACCTAATCTTTTAGCAATTGCTACCTGTGATGGCGTGAGTCTCACAGTTTTATTTTTGCGTCCTGTTGAAGCTGAACGTTTAGCTGAAGCTACATTCTGAACTGGTTTAGCTCTTTCTGTAGTATTGTCTTCTATCTTATCAAATTTGTGCGGAAATTCAACTCTTATTCTTTTGTCAACTTCTGCATAATATTCTCTAGATTTAGGATCAAAACCTTCTTTTTCTACTAATTGTTTGTGTATATCAAACGCTGTGTAAGTCATAGCAGAATCATTACCAAACCAAGAGTTATCAGCTGCCCAGGCTTCCGCCATAGGGTCTGTTTGAGCTGGTTGTTTAGTTTGTTGAGGAGTTACATTAACCTCTTTATTTTCTGCTTTAACAGCTTCCGCTGCTTTCATTGCATTTAATCGTGCACCATCCATAGTTAGATTTGCAATTTGTTCTTGAGCTGCAATCTGTCCTTCAACGTCTTGAGATTCAATAGCAGTTTTAAGAGCTTGTCTTGCTGCTGCCATGTTTGTTGTTACTCTTGTCTCAAATTCTGAAGTGTATGATTTATCTAGTTTAGATAGTCTTCCTTCTAACTCACTCTTTTGTTTGTTAGTTGCTTCTGCAAATGCAATAGCTTCTTCTTTTTGTCTTTCAGCTTCTCGCATCTTACGAGTTAATTTAG